CCTTGACAGCGGGAGAGCTTCGCTACCCTCTTCCCGAAAACTCAAAGTACGCTGACTTTGATACGGTACGGCTTCGTCGGGACACTAGTCTGAGTGTCGGATCGGCAGTGCATCTCAAGCAGATGTCGTACGATGAGTATATTGATCGTTTTATCGACCAAGAGTTCGAGACAGACACATCAAAGGGTACGGTTCCCGAGTATGTAATTCGCTCACAGGACGGAGATATTATCTTCGCCCCAATGCCGGATAAGGCGTACACGGTGGACTACGAATACTTTATGTACCCCGCAGATTTGACTACCTATGACGATGTGCCCACCGTTCCGTTTCGGTTTAAGCACGTAATTGTTGATGGCGCTATGTACTACGCCTATATGTTCCGAGATAATCTTGAATCTGCGGGCCTTTCTCTCCGGAAGTTCGACGAAGGAGTGAAGCACATGCGTACCCTTCTTGTAAACGAAAACGTATACGCTCGGGCGGTTTAGATGCCGGATAGATGGCAAACATTTTCATTTGAATTTAAGGGCGGATTAATTACGAATCTTTCCCCTTACCAGCAGGGCATCCAAGCTCCCGGTTCTGCTCGTATTCTTCGTAACTTTGAACCCTCTGTTTTCGGTGGGTATCGTCGCGTGGAGGGGTACGAAAAGTTCGACAGTAGCGCCCTTTCAAACGCGGGCCTTGTGAGAGGTATTGTTAGGTACGGAGATAACGTCTATGCTGCACGGGGTGATGATCTTTTTCGCTCGTCCGGATCGGGGTGGACGCAAATTACTGACAATGCGTCGTTCAACAGCGCCGGGGTCACACTTGGAGGCTCCGGAAAAGTACGCATACTCAAGTACGATTTTGACGGCACTGAAAAAATCATGCTTGTTGATGGGGCGGGAAAACCGTTCCGCTTCGACGGAACCACGTTCGAGCAGCTAACATCGTTGTCCTCTGACCTGTCCGGCGCAAGTCACATTGTCAATTTTAAGAACCATATCTTCATTGCAAACGGCAAAAATGTTATTTTTTCCGCTCCCTATGACGATGACGACTTTACAGCAGCCAGCGGTGGTGGTATAATAAATATCGGAGACACTGTAACCGGACTGATTGTTTTCCGAGATCAGTTAATTATTTTCAGTGAAAGCAAGATTCACAGGCTTGCAGGTGGTAGCATTGCAGATTTTCAAATGCAACCTGTTTCTCGGGACTTGGGATGTGTTGCCGAAGACACAATTCAAGAAATCGGAGGTGACATTATCTTTTTAGGGCCGGACGGTCTCCGTTTGTTTTCTGCGACAGACAGGGTTGGCGACTTTGGTCTTGGGGTAATCTCGAAGCCTATTCAGACAGAGATGCTGGATTTGATTTCGAGTAGCACTGTTTTTCAAAGCACTGTTATTCGCGAGAAAAGTCAGTACAGAATATTTGGATTTAATTCGTCGTTTACGAACGCTGCCGCAAAAGGTGTAGCGGGCACACAACTGGAAGAAGGCATAGCGTGGAACGACCTGCGAGGGTTCAACGTATATGTGGCATACAGTGAGTACGACGGGTTTGCAGAGCGCATCTACTTCGGGGCATCCGATGGATACGTGTATCAGATGGAGCAAGGAAATACTCAAGACGGGACAGACATAACGGCGTCTTTTGCCACGCCTTTTGTTCCGCTGGGAGATCCCGAGCTTCGTAAAACAATTTACAGAGGAACCACATATCTAGATGTAAACGGCGAGTTCGATCTTGAATTTTCTTTGAAGTTTGATTTTGACCAGCCGGATTCCCCGCAACCGGACTCTATTCTAAGCTCCGATGCGGGTGCGTCTATAACGTACGGTTCCGGTATTTATGGCTCTTCACTGTTTGGCGAAAGGCAAAAAGCCATTTTTGAAGTCCCCACAATAGGTTCAGGATTCACAGTGTCGATACTATATGAAACAACAGGAACCAGCACTGACGCTGTATTTACCGTAGATGCTGCGACTTTGGAATTCGCAACATACGGGAGGAGATAAACAATGGGCACAGGCTACACTCGTAACGATACCGCAAACAATATCGCCGACGGTAATGTTATTAACGCATCAGATCTCGATGGTGAGTTTGATGCGCTCCAATCGGCGTTTAACGGAACAACCGGACATTCGCACGATGGTACGAGTGGAGAAGGTCCGCAGATTGACACGGATGGCATTGCAAACGACGCCGTAACGCTCGGGACAAAAACCAGCGGAAACTACGTCGCTGCAGGTGCAGTGAGTGGGGTTGGTCTTTCCGGCTCTGCCAGTGCAGAGGGAGCCACATTTACCGTGACATCGAATGCCACTAACGCGAACACGGCAAGCACTATTGTTGCCCGCGATGCAAGTGGCAACTTTTCTGCTGGCAACGTAACTGTAGACAACTTGATTACTGCAGGTAATGTGGACGGACGTGATGTATCTGCTGATGGTGCAAAGTTGGATGGCATTGAATCTGCTGCTACTGCCGATCAGACCGCAGCGGAAATTAGGACGCTGGTGGAAAGTGCCACAGACAGCAACGTCTTCACTGACGCAGACCACACGAAACTGAACGGTATTGAGGCTTTGGCTGATGTGACCGACACAACTAACGTGGTCGCAGCACTAACGGCAGGAACGAATATCGCCATCGCTGCTGATGGGACTATCTCATCAACAGACACGAACACCACCTACACAGCCGGTGGTGGTCTCGACCTGTCGGGTACGACTTTCTCGCACTCTGACACTTCGTCACAGGCATCCTCAAACAATTCAGGCCGGACCTACATTCAGGACATCACTCTAGATACTTACGGCCATGTGACAGGCATCGCCACAGCGACTGAAACCGTTGTCGATACCAACACGACTTACACAGCCAACAGTGCTTATGGTATGACACTCAGTGGCACAGAGTTTCGTCTAGGAAATGATAGACGCCGTAATAGTTCCACCGAAGATGTCTATAGCGGCAACAGCCACGACTTCACCTTCTATGACGCTGATGTTGGCATCCGCTGGTACACGGAAAATGCGGAGGAGATGCGGCTGGAAAACGACGGTGACTTGCACGTCGATGGCAACATCACAGCTTACTCGACCACAGTCTCTGACCCACGCTTGAAGACAGACATCGAACAGGTCACAGACGCTCTGTCGAAGGTCGAGAAGCTGAATGGCTACACCTTCACTTACAAGCATGACGGAAGCCACAGTGCGGGTGTCATGTCGCCGGAGGTGGCTGATGTCCTGCCGTCTGCCATTAGGAAATCCAAAGTGCCTCTCGTGGCAGGTCACGACAACGAAACCGAATACGACATCGTCCAATATGACCAGCTTCATGCTCTGCTGATTGAAGCGGTTAAAGAACTATCTTCTCGTGTGAAGGAGTTAGAAGATGGGTGTTAACGGCGGCTCGGGAAACCTCATCACGTTCCAGCAGCTTCAAGACTACTATGGTGGTAGCCACCCTATTAGCCTGTCCGAATACTATCGCGGCGGCTCACTAGTCCCGTCTTCGGTTGCAAACGTGATAACAAATGGGGCAGTCTCTGCCTCCGGCGCAGCAGGTATATCTATGTCCGGAAACCAGTCCGGCCTTTCATTTTCAGACACAGGCGGAAACAACTCTTCGTCTTACGTTGAAATTCGTGTTCGCCCTAGCTCTAGCGGTTCTGCATCTTTTAGCGGCCCTTCATTTGAGTTGCCTAATGAAGGTGCGTCGTTTGCCGGAAACTCAAGCTTCCTTCTTGGGGGCAGCGGCAGTTGGTCACTTTCTGCCAATACTAACTACACGCTTATTCTTAACTTTACGGGTTTTAATGACTACGCAGTTGGTGGTTTTAATTTTACTTGGAGTGGCCTTGGGGCAATAACGTATACAGCGGTAACTCGTGCTACTACCAGTGACGTAACCTCCGGAAGCACCAGCGTTAACACAAATGTTCCCAGTTCAGGGGAGATTTCGCTAAACGTATTTAACTCACCCGGAACCCCGTCTCCTTAAGGAAAAACCGATGACAGTGACAGCTAACTGGTCTATTACAAACATGACGCAATCTTCTGTAGAAGGATACCGTCTGAACATTTCTTGGCAATGTTTAGCCCAATCTGATGGCGCATCAAACACGGCCACACAGAGCGGTTCTTTAGATGTAAATTCTACACCAACAGAGCTAACTTATGAGAAAGTTGACGGGGTAGTGGTTACGCAAAGTAACCCTGACTTTGTTGCTTATGCGCTTTTAAGTGATGATACAATGTTAAGTTGGGTTTACGGCAGTTTAATCGAAGGCGACGAGACTGCTGAAGAAGCTAAGTCTCGTGTGGAGGCAGTACTTGCTGCATCTTTAGTATAAACAGAACGTAAATGAGACTCACTACAGAGACATCTATGGAACCTGTTCTTAAAACTCAGATGGAACTTGAGTCACACGAAAAAGAGTGTGCAATCCGGTACGCTTCTGTACAGGAGAAGCTCGACGCTCTCGACAAGCGGATGTGGCGGCTTGAGGCTATGATAATGGGAAGCACTGTTTTGGTCGTGGCTATGGTCGTCTCCGTGTTTATGGGAATTAAATAATGGCAGAAAAACCCGAATTTGAAAAGACCACAGAAGAACTGGCAGCAGAGGCGGGCACCGAAGCTACGCAAGTAAAGCCCATCCTTCAAACAGTAGATAGTGCGTCTGAGCTTCTTCCTGCGGACACAGCGCAGCTAACTACCACTCCGGGGCAAATGCCCGGTGTAGATCCGTCTCTTCTTTCTACGGCGGATATGTCACAATACCAAGTTGAACAGC